TCTGCGTACCAGCCATGGTCAGACATAATGTTTTCCATCTCGTTTTCCATCACGCTTAGATGAGTTTTGATAGAATTAAGACTGGCTTGAACTCCGCCATTCTCAGCCGTCATGCCATATAAATAATGGATGGTGCCTGAATTTGTATCTGACAAATCGTTAAATGCTATATCGATAAGAAGTAATTGCTCTTCAATAGCTTCAATTCTTGGAAATATTTGCTCCCAAAGTTCGTACTCAAATCCATTCAGTCGATTACTCATTTCTGTTTCGCCATATTGATTAGGCTCCAAAAAAACCTTCACGGCTGGATTATTTAGCTGTGCGGTAATTGCTTCAAGTTTTTCTGCATTATCGGAAATGGTTGAATTTAGATTGATAACGTAAACGACCATGCCAAGCAAGATACCTATTATAGGAATCAATCCCCCGATGAGGCTGATGTGTCCAGTTAGTGGGTTCTTTTTTGCGGCGGGCATTCGTTATTATATACCTCTCTTGAATCTTAATTTTTTAGAGCTTCCGCTATCTCATCTCGCTTCTCATCGCCTGCACTTCCATCTGAAAAGTTCTTGTACCCTTGTTTCTTAGCCGCTGCGGTGGCAACAGCAAATGGATTGTCCACCTTTAGGCTAAAAAATCTAGTGGTGTTTCGTTTGTTCCTTTATAATCAGTAGTCTTCTGGAAACATTGTTCACAGGGGCAAGACTCTTTATAAATATGCTTCCCTTGCTGTTCCATCCAATTAAAGAAATCATCTGACTTAGTAACCTTCCAAGTATCATCCCCTCTAATTTTTACTTCCATTGCTTTTTCTTCAGCAATTCTTGAGAGAACGTCATGGAAGGAATCGGTTGAGGTTAGAGCAGATACAGGAGTCTCAGTTGAGTTTGCTCCTTCCTCTACGCCACGTTTTGTATATTGTCCTAGTTGAGGCGTAGTTAATGCGTCATCATAATGACGTTCAGCTAAATTTTGCCCAGCTTCATTCACCACCCACGGTTCTTGTTTATGTCCCATAAGAGAAGGGTCTTCCTCAATTACTGGGGTATGCCTAGCATACTCTGGTTCCAACTCGGCTGGAAATCCAAGCTTATCTAAAAGCTTATGATGTTCCTCTTGTCGGGCTTGCGTATTAGTTAGAGTAGGAAATGATGCTCCATACTCAGAACCTTCCACATTAACAATCTTTTGTAGGTCTTTATCACCTTTAACAAAATTCATAAAGGACTTTGTGAAATCTATATCCCCATCAGATTTGTACATGAGTTCTACTCCTTGAGAAACATCGCAACCACAGGTGCATGAATCCTCTTTTGAAATTAAACAACTTCCATCAATACAAGTGGAGGTCGCGCCTTCGGCTTTGATGATGTCAAAAGAAGCCGCCTGATTAACTCCCTTCTCACACACAGTAACTTCTGCTAATTCAAGTTCATCTACTTGCATTACCTCTTGAAGTCCCTTTTGAATGGTCTGGGTTTTTAAAGCACTTCCTGCAATGCTATAGCTTTTAAGTTTGCCATTATGAATTTGTTCGGCAACCTTCTGAGAAATTTTTGTATCATTTCTTAATTCAGTAATGAAGAACAATCCTTTTTCATCAGTGCCTGACTTGAAGATTTGTCCACCTTTACTAATGTATGCAGGTAATGCCCAACCTATTTGAACATCAGAGTGCAATACCATTGCGTTCCTAGTTCTAAAGTTTGCCATGTACTTTTGAAATGCTTTATCTAAAGCAGCAGTTGTAATCAAATGACCTTCTCTATCTACTAATTCAATAGAGGCAGGTCCTCCAACTACAAGATTGTCGTCATCACCAATTCCCATTTTAGATAGGGCGTTAGTGTATACCTTATTGTCGGGGTATGCCCTGGACAATGTTAGTAGTTCAGCTGGACTTGAAATGCCCGCTTTATATAATCTCTTGTATTCATTAAGAGCACCTTTAATATCTTTAAGCGTAGTTCGTCCATCAGTTGCCTTTTCAAGGAATGAAACACTACCACCTTCATCTGAGTCAACGAAAGTTTCCATGGTTAGTTCTTCTGGAGCAGGGACAACTGTATCTGTGTTGGTCCAGTTAGAGGGGCTTGGAATTGTTCCTACTGGAGTTTGAATGGTTTGAGTAACCATTAGCCATTAACTCCCCAGATTACTCCACTAACAGTAGGAGTGCCTGAAGCAGATATAATAGATACATTATTCCTAAAATCTAGAGGGAAATTAGATTCATAGGTGGCTCCTGCTAATACAGATATGCCCGTACTAGTGGAAGCAGTTGCATCAAAAGCTACATATACAATTTCAGCCGCGTCACTTGATTCATTCTTAATCTGTATACCACGTATAGTAGACATGGCAGGACGCTTTCTAGAAGTAGAAGCATTAGCCGTTCCCGACCATTCATAATTTAATCCAGACGTGCCATCAACATAAGTAGACACGGCATTAGTATCTTCCCGTACTTCAAACATAATCTTATCAGTATACCAATTAATGTTATGTTGAGCAGCACTAACAACATACACTCTATACGCTGCTGCTGTAGTACTTCCTGCCACTGAATAAGAAGCCGTAATCTGGGCAAAGCTAGTAGTTAAGTCAGTATCAGCAGAGGTAGCCAATTCAGTTCCCGAAGCGTCAGTAATCTGTATCTTAACGCTCCCTGATGCAGAAGCTCCCCTAACTTCACATTGAGCCGTTATATGTTGAGGGTGTACTGTAAAACCAATATTAGGAGACTCCCAATAAAAACCCTCACTAGCATCAGAATTCGCTGGATTGGTGAGGAGGGATGCTGCCCCAACAGACTTTTGGGCAGTACTTCTAGAAATAGCTGACCCAGTAGCCGTAAATATGCCAATATCAGTCGCCTCTACTCTAGGGTTCGTAACCCAGTTAACGGCAATTTCACCCCTAGCAACTGCTAATAGATTTGCTGCTGTCGTAGCTGTTGCCTCTCTAAAGGGGGAATATTTTGTGTAAGGATGAACAGATTGACGAGTAGATGAATCTATCTCCCATTCTCGTGCATCATTATGTCGTTCATTAGCCATTAGTTATAGTACTCCTTACTAAGTTTTAGTTAGTCCAATTTATTAGGGCAAAGAGGCTTCCCATAATGGCAGAAGTATGAACTACTAAAACGCCCATTGCCATCATAACGGTCTTCGCACCATAAACTCTATGCCGCCAGTCTGAAATTTCTTCCAGGCCAGAATTCAAAGAGTCTAAGTTAACCTTAAGAGTATCATTAAGTGCAGTCTGACTAGCTATGTAAGAGTCTAGGCGTTCCATATAAACGGCCAAATCGACCTGAATATCGGAAACATTTTCCTTGGTACTTATTTTATTTACCATAGCTCCATTTTTTTAGCAGTAGCCATCCCCTATTTAGGTGGCCAGCTTAGATAGAAGCTGGCCGTTAACATCGCCAATATTATGTATTATGGTGAACTCTAGTAACCATAAAGCTTAATTACAAATTTCCCAGCCGTGTAAGTTGCATTTGTAACCCCACCAGAGGCAACTAAATACAAATACTCGTCAGCAGCGGGAAGTGCAGTAAGCCCTTTAGGGGCTAGAATACCCGTCCAGTCTACAGCAGTCGCTAACAAAGCTGTTTCACTTAAAGCTGTAATAAGAGCTTCTTCAGTACCAGTAGCTACTGTTGCTGAAAACAGGTCTACATCAGGTTCTCCTCCTGCGGGTGTTTCTACACATTGCATAGACCCAGCAAAAAGAGTTCCATTTTTAGCAGCAGTAATTTGTCCAACATGACAATTTGCAGTAGCCGCTACACCAATAATATCCCCATCAGCATCACCAGAGTTTAACCCTGTTACGTCAATGACAATAGTTGTCTCAATAACGTCCCCCATTCTTAACACTGCCCCTTTATACAAAGTGCCGGAACCAGTAGAAATACCAGTACCAGGAGTCATGTTCTTAACGCTGAAAGCAGTTTCATCTGTGGTGCCAAAAAGAAGCGTCTCACCATCGGCCAAGAAATTCCAGTCATAGCCCATTGAAGACCGTGCGATAACCTTTGTATCACCAGTTACATCAGCCATGTTAAATGTATGTTTTGCCATTTAATTACCTCCATGGATAAAAATTTTAAAGCAAGCATGTAAGGGGAAGTTGTTGCCCTCCCCCTACATTGTAAATTCGATTAGGAATTCAGGTCAGCAATCTTTGCCTGAACAAAGATGTTCTTGCATCGCATTTCTGCCATGGTATAGAGCAAGCCCCTTACCACTAGAGCGTTAGCTGCGAAGTAATCACGGTTCTCAACGTACTGAGTAGGTTGAGCAACTGCAATCTCAAGATAGTCTGTGTCCAAAACGTAAACGTTTGAACCCAAAACTCCATCGGCTGTTGAAACTGACTTTGGAACATCCGCATCTGGTAGAATTGGAATCCCTTGGTAAGTAGCCAACACAAGACCAGTTCGTGTACCCGGATAAGTGCGTTCTGCACCAATTCCGACTTGGTACTCTTCCTGACCTAGATACCTTTGGTTACTGTTTAGCAACCTTTCAAGGTTGAAGTACTGGTCGTGTCCCAAAAGGATTAACTTAGGTTCACCACCATTCTCCCTAATTTTCTGAATAGCACTATCTATAAGGTTCAAGGACAAGGAGCGTCCAGTACCACTGTTATAAGAAACAAGAGCGCCAGCGTTCCAGTCACCGGCTGTTCTACCAGCCTGTGTTAAGTCGTAGGCTCGTGACCTAGCTGCTCCACCACCGACAGCTGCACCATCTTCCATGATGATATCATCGATGGAAGTCATACCAGCTCGACTGTAAATGTAAGCAACGTCACCGTCAGCATATGTAGTACCAGTAGCAACGGTTACCACCCCGGTTGAGGTGTTAACTGCGGAGACAGCAGAACCAGCGGCCCTGTCATATCCTGTTGCTGAAACGTCATACTGCCCAACTGCGTCACCAACTTTGAAATGTTTAGCGATTGCTGCAGGGACTGTAAACGATGTTGTTGCACCAGCGGAAGTCAAGTATGCAGAACCGGCAAGCAGTTCCTCGTTGATTTCCTTGATATGGTCCAACTGAGCATTCTCGTTCTCAAGAGCCAGAACATCTCCGACGCCACCTTCGAGTTGCGCCGTGAAGACTGACTTCACAGAAGCACCGAATGTGGTTGAAACGATTCT